GGGGATGAACGAACCGTTCCGTGACTTACTTGCGTCCTGAATGTATCAGGATGAACGTTATGTGTTAATAATAACACAGTCCTATTATATAGTCAAGTAGTTTTGTAAAACGTGATACAATTTCTAGAATTATTGGTAATAGTTAACATCTTCACCAACTGTATTAGGACAAAGCATCGCTGCTACTAACTCTTTCGCCCGTAAATTATTCTCACACAATTTATTCATCCAGATTCTTTCATCCAAATCAACCTGACCATCAGTTGATATCATGCGACAACAAATGTCTATAATTCTATTTTTGATACTTGTGCTTAACATGTTCGATTGCCGAAGGTAGGAGTGCATACTCTTGTCTTTGTATTGCTTTCGTTAGAGATATTATATCATCATCTGGTAAAATAGGAACCTTTCCTTGAAGAATTATTTCTCCTCCATCCAATTCCTCATTTACATAATGTACTGTGCATCCAGTCTCTTCATCACCACTATCTATAGCTTGTTCAATTGCATGTAACCCTTTATACTTCGGAAGTAAAGAAGGATGAACATTTATAATAGGAGCAGGGAATGCATCAGGATCTTTAATCACCCTCATATATCCTGCAAGAATTATAAGATCAACTCTCCATACCTTAAAAAGTTCTATCATTTTCTCTTCATCTTTATGCGGAACCCTTACATGAGGTATTCCAAATTTTGCTGCTCTTGCAACAGCACCACATTGTTTAGTGTTGTGTATCATCAACACAACTTCATGTTTATTACATGTAGGATTGGTAACTATGTTCTCGAAGTTGGTTCCGTTGCCAGAACACATAACACCTAATCTCATAGCACTGGATACTCCTCATTTCTAACTGTTTCTGTCTTTCTAGTATAGAAGTCTTTCATCAATCGTTGCACCTGTTTTTTATCAAGTCCTGACAATTCCTCACAGTTTTCTAAACACCGATAGATACACTCCCTATCACTTATAGGTGCTAAAGTTTCCCACCCTTGTTCATCATAATACTTCTTACCCTTAGTGACTTGTGCCTCTACATAAGAAGTATCTAATTTCTCAGATGGATTGGTGTAACTATGTTTTTCACTCATTCCTGCAGTTCATCTAAACGATATACATCATAAGGACCGTTAAGTTTCTTCTGATGCTCCCGTTCATCAAGAACCTCATTGATTAACTCTTTGAGTTCTTTCTTGAGTTCATGGGTTAATATAGTTAGTTTTTTAAACTTTGCTGGAGGGTATATTATGTTACCATTTGTATCACGAGGATATACATTATCTGTACATCCTTTTACTGCTTCACCACTCATACCTTGAGTGTCTATCTTTTCACTCATAAAGCATTACCATTCTTATCAAGTAGACCCATCTTCTTCACTTGTCCTAGATTAGATTTCTGACTCTTTTTAATTTTCTTATACTCTTTAATCAGTTTATCTACTTCATCCTGAGGTATACTAACTTTCAATTCTTCCTCTCCTTCTTTGGAAACAAAACCAAGACCTCCTTTTTTAGTTTCTTCTTGTGCATCAACATAATCGTTTATATTATCCTGAATTTCATCACGGATAAGTGCATTTATCTGAGCACGAAGTTCATCATCATTCTCTTTCATGACTTTCTCTTCCTCTTTCTTTCAGGTGGTTTCTTAAGTCCCCATAGATTTGGTCTTACAGAACCAGCACCATAATCAATTCTTTTAACTGCCCCTTTCCCATAACCATCATAATACATATCAAAAATATTCATCATCTTCTCTGAACGAGTCACATCTAAATACTCCTCACCATCTGCCACATAGTATACATTGAATGCATCAGTCGGAAAACTTTTATCCTCTGCCTTTTCCTTTGTAGTTCTTTCTAAAATAATTTCGCAATAATAATCCGCAGGGTTAAACTTCTTCTCAGGTTTCTTTGCTTCTGTCACTTCCGTTTCAGGTTTAACTTTAGTTGTCATGAACGACCTCCCCATTGAATATCTGGATATGCTTCAGCAACTATCTCCTTAGTAACATTATACATATCAGATAATTTTTTATCCTTAACAAGAATCAATAACTGAGCATCTTTTGGATGAAGACCTTGTAATAAATTGATGAATATCATTTCTCTACGAGACTTGGTAAGACCATCGTTACCACCCTTCACAAAATTATAAAGAACAGTATACTCTCTCCTTAATGATGTTTTGTTTCTGCCGTCTAAGTCCTGACCTGTTGCTGATTCGCCTCCTGCTGCCTCTCTAGCAAGGTTCTCTGATAAGGAACCATTATATACAGTCTGGTCTTCTGTCTCGCCGTATGGGACATCTCCTTCAGGCAATAGACTGATGACTGTCTCATCAAAATTCCATACAAATATAACCTTTAAAGAGTCATGTTCATATTTTCTAAGTGCTTCAACCTTTCTTGCCTTAGTCTTCTGTGCAGAAACTGCATCCAAGACCTCATGTACAAATGGATTGACAGGAAGATCTGGTATAGCAGCAGGTGGTTTAGGATCTGCTACCTTAATAGTTCTCTTCTTTGCCTTCGACGCTGAAGGTAGTTTAGGACCATCGGTTTCAGTTTTGCGAGGTCTTCCTCTTCCTCTTTTAGTCGTCGTCTTCGTCGTCGGTGTTGTCATGTGTTTCAATTCTTAGGGCTAAAATTTCATCGGGAACTAATTGTCCATTTGCATCAAACATCTCTGGATGTGTGTACACAACTTGAGGTGTTGTTTCATAAGAATGCTGTCTTGCCATCCATCCTATCATACCTCCAACTAATATTGCAAGTATAGACACAATTGTCATCAGTGTCAAGGTTACTACAAGTGTTTCTGACATGGCACTACTCCTAGAGATTGTTATTTTTTTCTGATGTCCAAGTAAAAATTAAAATGAAAAACAATATCTCTCTTAAAAAAAGAAACCATATTTCCAAACTTCACTTGAAAGGTTTTGGGTGGTTCTGGTTTTCTCCTCCTATTTCTTAACAGTAACTCCACTCCCCGATTAATTTCGGGTTTGTCATTATTTAGATCCTTTTTTTCTTCTTCCTGGTCTTCTGTCATGTTGATACCTCACTGCGTCTTCAAGAATACGAGACAAATAATCTTTTATCTTTCTTGCTTTAGGTTTAGGAATGTGATGATATGCCTCACGCAATTGCTTATGGTCATTATCAGCACCTCCTTTAATGTATTCTTCAAGGTCTAATACTTCCTTCGCAAGTTCCTTTGCAGTAGAACTATGGAGGAAAGCATCGACCTCTACCTTTGTTGTCTTACGATACTTTAGAAATTCATAAAATTTTAATTGCATCTTACCCTGATACGAAAGTTCAAGGGCATGTTCAATCATATCATAAACAGTTTCAAAGTCATTGAGTTTTTTCATCAGACTAACTTCTTCTCCTTTAAATACTGAACTGTTTCTGTACATCCACCAAGATTGGTTTGATCTACTACCACTTGAGGAAATGTAGTTCCCTCACCAAACTGACCGTAAAATGATTTCCTATCAAAATGCTCATCTAGTTTATAAACAACATGCTTTAACTTTGCTAACTCTAACACCTGTACTACTTTTGTACAATAAGGACATCCATCTTTAGAATAAACAGCGAAATTCATATCTTTTTATTAAGGTCGTTTAAAAATTTTATTTATTATAATTAATCTTTTTCCACTTCTTTTGACCTATTCTTTATAATGATTCTATCATTTTCGTAGTCAGCAACAAATTCTAATACATCATCATGACCCCACATGAGTTCTTCATATAAGGCATTCAATCTATCCATGTCTTCCCATAGGTCATTGACATGATGACGGTCATCTTCCCAATGATGCTCTTCTGGTTCTAGGTCTCCGTGCATTAGTTAATCTCCTTTGTAATTTTAAGAGGTACGTCGATTGTCCAAGATGATGATTCTAATTTAATCATCTTAAAGTTTTTTTCAAACTCCTTCTTTCTACGTTTCTGCTCTGCCTCAAATGACTTAGCAGGTTCATCACCAGCAGTCTCACCATAGTGAGTATCATTTATATCTAGGTATTCGAGTACTGCTTCATCTACCATACTATACAAAGTATCCCAAGTCAAGGTGTCTCTTAAGTTAGATGCTATCCTATCTAAATCATTCTTATCAAGATACTCACCCTTTACTATCTTCTCAGAATACTCCCCATACTGGGTTAAGAGTTTTGCTCTCACCTCTACCAACTCATTAAGGTTGATAGTGATTTTAACGTCATCATAAATTGCCATTTTCTTATCCCTGCCAAATCATATCAGGCATTGCTTGTTGCCCAGGTCTTACTACAAATAATAGTATAGCATAACATGCAAACCATACTATATTAAACAACCATGCTTGTCTCCAAAGATATTTTCTAACACCCATAGCAAGGAACACATTCCTAACTGCCTTAGGATCGTCCTCACTGCCTCTTGCTCTAAGAATCTGTTCTATTATCACTGCAACTATAGTACCCACCACTAGAGGATAGAATACAAAGTTAGCAAATGACATTATTGCTATTAAGAAAGTCATTAATAATTTTTCTTTATGTATACATTCTACCAATCAGGATACATCCAGTCAACCGTACTAGTTCCAACCTTTCTGTTTTTTGTTATTCTTGTAACAGTACACTCCTTACACTCATAGGAATAAGAGGAAGCAAGGTGCATGTTCTTACGAGTCCTATAGAATCCATTCAATAGGTTCTTCTGCTCCCCACAGACCCTACAGACCCTCTCCTTAAGTAGAAGATGTCCTAGTTTTATTTGCTCATCTAACTCCATCAACCTTTAACTAATCCTTTCTGCACATACTCATCCCAATTCTCATCATGCACTATAGATTTCTTACCACCTAAATTAATTTGAACTTTCTTAAATTCATTGTCTCGATATTTAGGAGTCATATTATACATGAAGAGAGATTCCGTTGCTTCCTTTTTACCACCAAGATACAAAGGATAGATACGAATATCACCAGGAGTCTGAGAACCTGGTTTTGCTTTTCTATATACTGGATATAATTTTATTCCACTGTCTTTTAATTTATCAAACTGCTCTTTCGTTACTTCACTAATTTCTTTCGCATTCATTTCAACTAACTGTATCTGACCTTCATACTCTGTAGACTTACCAAAAAGTCTCTTCTCAAGAAGACCCCAGAACTTAGAACTCCATCGAGTATAAGGAGAACTATGAGTAGACTTCTCTTCAATAGATGAACCTATAAGTTTCCATAAAGAATCTGCAGAACCTTTAGCATTATATTGCTTATTACCTTTCTTAATATCATCTACAAGTAGTTTAGCTTTCTTCCTTTCTTCTGGTGGTATAAAACTCTTAAACATCTCATATATTTGTGGTACTGAATTATAAACTCCTCCACCATGAATAGTTTTACTAGATGCTTTTAATGAAAAGTTTAATTCATCTTCAAGAACTCTTGTACCATCAGCAGAAATTACTACAGTAACATCTTGTTTTATATCACCTCCACTAGTCTCACCAGCAATACCATCTGCATCTACAACCCAATGTATAACATCCGATTCTTTATTAGATAAATATTTTGCTTTAACATTTTGCAATTTTCTAAAGAATGATTTATTCTTAGTCTTTAATAAAGTTCTCATTCTTTGTTTAAGATTATTATATTTTTTATCTCCTGATTCTCCCTTTTCCTTTTCTTCATCAAGGAACTTCTGCAATTTTTTTCCATAATATTCTCCTGTTTCTGCTTCCTTAACCCTAACTTTTAATTCCACTTGACTAAAATCAGGATAACCTTTTATACCAATGGTTTCAAAAAATTTATCTGGATCTTTTAATGCCTTTATTTTACTTTCATACTTCGTAGTTTTTCTTTTAGGTATGAGAACCTTAGCTTCTTTACCTGTAACCATTGTAAGGTCTTTACCAAACCTTCTCTTTGCTGTACCTCTCTTACTAGGGAAGGTATTATTATAATCAACAGATTTCTTAGTCTTATCTATTAACTCTCCTAAAGTAGTATCAACTCTCAAGTCATTAATAAATCCTTCAATTGCTGAATCACTTTTTCCATTATTAGGGTCAATTAAATAGGCAGCACAATACATGGCAAAGATTCCTTCCATTACACTACCTTCTTTAATATTAGACATAATACTTTTTGAAATATTTATTCTTCC